ACCGGGGGATCTTGGTATCCCTGCTCCGCTACCTCCGGCGTTACCTCCTGGAATGGAAATAGCCCACGGCGGCTACGTGGGCCGTGGCACGTCAGCCGGGGAGCTTGGCCGTCGCGGCGATATGTCGGTTCGTGAAGAGGGTGAGACCATGTATGAGCGTTTCAAAAGGCGGCGCGGTATGAGGGGCGGCGGCATTCTGTCGCTGCGGCGTTAGCCATGGCCCGTGCCCCATTGCCTCGCAGCAATTTCGGGACCAGTTCTCTGGTCGAGCGCCGGAACGACATCCCCACGGTTGATTTGGAGGAGGGCGCCGGGGCCGAAGTTGATGTTCAGGAGGACGTTGTTATTGATACTCCTGGCTTGAGCATCGAACTGGAGGAAGACGGCGGCGTGGTTGTGGACTTCGACCCACGGGAAGAGGCCAGGGGTTCTGGGGATTTCTACGAGAATCTGGCGGAGGTTTTGGATGACCGGGTTTTATCTATAATTTCTTCGGAACTGACGGAGCAGTATGACGCCAACAAGGATGGCCGCAAGGATTGGGAAGACGCCTACCGTACTGGTCTGGAGCTTTTAGGATTCAAGTACGAGGAGCGCTCGGAGCCGTTCCGGGGAGCGACGGGTGTAACGCATCCCCTTTTGGCGGAAGCCGTCACGCAGTTTCAGGCACAGGCTTTTGGAGAGCTTCTCCCTGCTGGGGGGCCGGTACGAACGGAGATAATCGGCAAGGCAACGCCGGAAGTTGAGAAACAGGCGGATCGCGTTCGGCACTTTATGAATTATCAGATCACCTGCATGATGAAGGAATACACACCTGAGTTCGACCAGATGCTGTTTTACCTTCCCTTGTCGGGCTCCACTTTCAAGAAGGTTTATTACGATGACTTCCTGGGCCGCGCCGTAAGCCGGTTTGTCCCGGCGGAACAGCTTGTCGTTCCTTATACGGCGTCGGATCTGGAGACATCGGAGAATGTTACGCATGTTATCCAGATCACGGAGAATGAACTTCGCAAGAAGCAGGTTGCAGGTTTTTATCAGGATATTGAAGTAATAGCTTCTCAGGCCGACCCCTCTGAAGTCAAGGATGAGATGGATGAGATTGCGGGTGTTGAGCCGTCGTATTTGGATACGGACATTACTTTATTGGAGTGCCATGTAGACCTGGACATCGAAGGCTATGAAGACACGGATGATTCTGGAGAGCCTACCGGGATAAAACTTCCGTACATTGTTACGGTTTCAGTGGAGGGGAGCAAGGTTCTCAGTATTCGCCGGAACTATAGACCGGATGATCCGGACAAGAAGAAGACGCAGTATTTCGTGCATTTCAAGTTCTTGCCTGGGTTTGGGTTTTACGGCCTTGGCTTGATCCACATGATTGGTGGCTTGAGCCGCACGGCGACGGCGGCTTTGCGGCAATTGATCGATGCCGGGACCCTGTCCAATCTTCCGGCGGGGTTCAAGTCGCGGGGGTTACGGATAAAGAATGATGATGAGCCGTTGTCACCGGGTGAGTTCAGGGATGTTGACGCACCGGGGGGCGTTATACGTGATTCCCTGATGCTGCTTCCGTACAAGGGAGCGGATTCGACTTTGTTCCAGTTGATGGGATTTTGTGTCGAGGCGGGGCAGCGGTTCGCGGCGGTATCAAATCTCCAAGTCGGGGACGGCAATCAGCAAGCTCCGGTTGGGACAACTATCGCGCTTCTTGAGCAAGGCGCGAAGGTCATGTCGGCTATTCATAAGAGGCTGCACTATGCTCAGAAGGAGGAGTTCATCCTTCTGGCGGATGTTTTCGGGCAATATCTGCCTCCTGAATATCCCTATAATGTTGTTGGGGCGGAGCGCACCATAAAAGCGGCGGATTTCGATGACCGCGTGGATGTCATCCCGGTATCGGACCCTAATATTTTTTCGATGGCGCAACGTATTGCCATGGCGCAGACGGAGCTTCAGTTGGCCCAATCGGCCCCGGATCTTCATAATATGTATGAAGCATACCGCAGAATGTATCATGCCATCGGCATAAAGGACGTTGACGCCATTTTGAAGCCGGAAGCGGAGGGAGATCCAGAGCCCAAGGATCCAGCTATTGAAAACTCCGAGTCCCTGGAGAATTTGCCATTGGTTGTTTTCCAGGGTCAGAACCACAACGCCCATATTACCGCGCATATGGTTTTCGGTTCTTCTAGTATGGTTCTTCAGACGCCTTCGATTATGATGACTCTTCAGAAACATATCATGGAGCATGTTTCCGTTAGAGCCAAGGAACAGGTAGCGGCTCAAATGATGCAACAGCTACAGGGGCGTGCTCCTGGTGAAGAAGAGGTTCAGCAAATCGAAGGTATGGTGGCGGAACTTATTGCACAGGGTATGCAAGAGGTTAAGGCTCTTGGGCAGCAGTTGAGCGGGCAAGGACAGGAAGATCCTTTGATAGCGCTGAAAGGCAGGGATCTGGACATTCGCGCTCAACGAGACCAGAATGAATCCGCGATGGATCAGCAGCGTTTGGCTCTTGATCAGGAGAAGGCTGCCACTACTGCCAGCTTGGGTGAAGGCCGCATCCAAAGTGCTGAAGATATAGCCGAGGCCAGGATAGCTGCGGCTCGCGAGCGCGAGATTATGAAACAACGGGACTAGGAGAGAGTTATGGCTAAGAAGAGTTCGGTTGGTGTAGTGCGTAAGGGAGAGGTTATAAAGGATCAAGGATTTGTTCCGTATAATCCTCCGAAAACCGTGAACACCCCCAGTGTTGCCAAGGGTACTATAGTGAGGGGCAAGAAAAAGGGCATGGGTGCCGCTCTTCGCGGTGGCAACTATATTTCTGCATGAGGTTTGATTATGGATTGGATAAAGCATCGTATTAAGGAGCCTTCTAGCTGGGCGGCTGCTGGCGGCATACTAGTTGGGCTGGGACTTTTGGTAGGTCAACCTGTCCTCATCATCGTTGGTATTGTCGGAGGCGTCGGCGGGTTTGTTCTTAAAGAGAAGAATCTTATATAAGTTCCATGGCTAAGAAGGCCCTCCCCGTAAACCTGGACTTGGATAAGAATGGTGCGGTTAATGATGAAGAATTAACCTCTGCCAAAGAAATCCGCATAGAGGAAAAAGAAGACGCTCAACGGCATATGGCTTGGGTTGCCATGGGTTCTATGCTGGTCTTCACGGCACTCGTCTTTTTGCCTATTTTTCCAGACACACGGATTAAAGCCCTGGCAGATTTATTTGGTTTGTTCTATATCGGTCAAGCAGGAGTGGTGGGGGCCTATATGGGGATGACAGCTTATATAAGCAGGAAGCGATGATGGTGGTGACTGCTATTCCCATAACCGTAGGCGAATTTATCATTATTGCTTTGGTTATCATTACTCTGATCATGGTGGTGAAAAAATGATATCACTTTTGGGCACCATTTTAGGATTTGGTACATCCATCGTTCCTGAAATATTAGGATTCTTCAAACAGAAGCAGGCTAATTCGCATGAGTTGTCGATGCTTGAGGCGAAGGCCAAGTTCGCGGACCAGATGTCCAAGCTCAAGCTGCAAGAATTGGATGCAGAGGCAGAAATTGCCGAGACAAAGGGACTTTATGAGCATGATCGATCTATTGACGCCGGAGGTTTTGTCAATGGTCTCCGGGGTTCTGTGCGCCCTGTCCTTACTTACGCCTTCTTTCTCCTTTTTTCTACCATCAAAGGGGTCACGCTTTACTCAATGGTGACGACGCACGGCATGGATTTGTCAGCGGGGTTATTGGCAATTTGGGATCCGGAGACACAGGCCATATTTTCCGCCATCATAGCATTCTGGTTTGGGAACCGGGCCATGTCGAAGGCTCGTGCGTGGCAGATGGAGCGGAGACAACTTAAATAAACGAGGCTGGGAGATGTTGCTTGAAAAACGCTTCGTGTATCCTAGCGGTTCTTGGGATCCTGTTATTTTCCGCTTCTGTAAGGGCGGCGGATACTAATACTGTTTCTTCAACGGTAGTGACGGATAAAGTACCACCCACAGCGAGTGCGCCATCGATTGTCATTAATAACAGTGATGTATGTAAGAGCGCGGCATCCGCTGCGATTCAGACGCAGATATTTGGGTTTGCGTCCGGCATTACGGTATCGGACGAGAATTGTGAGCGGATCAAGCTGGCGCGAAGTCTTTACCTGATGGGGATGAAGGTCGCGGCGGTATCTTTGCTGTGTCAGGATCCCAGGGTCTTCGACGCCATGCCGTGCGTCGTCACCATTGAGTAAAGCGTGACGCCTTTGATGGTAGAAAAAAGGAGAAAGAAGGCGTAAGTAAGG